GCGACGAGGCCAGATACAATACGGCGCTCTGTATCGGCTGCTTGGATCTCTTGACTAAACGTTAGTAGCACTTGCATCTCCTAGCGGTGTGAGTTGCTCCATAGATCGAGCTTGGTCTACATCTATTAAATCTAAATTTAACATTTTCTCGATAATATCTAAACGCTCTTTTGCATCGCTACGTAAAAACGTATCGTCTATCGCAAAACGCACCTGATTTGAGGCATTAGTTATGTCATTCATAGAGAGCCTGTCCTCAATAGCTGAAATATAAGGCTGCAAAGAATAAGCAACAAACTCTTTACGGCCGTCTAATATATTTTGGTATGTCATACTATTATTCATATCTGCCGAAATATAATATGCAGGTACGTTCATAGCGCGAGCGATCTCAGTAGCTAAATATTGGCTAGCCTCGTTATACATCATATCTCGAGGACTAAAACCGATATTTTCTGCAGTGAGAGTAGAGGTTAAGTAAGCGGTACTGCGATTTTTTCTCGCGCTATTCCAACCGGCTAAAATTCCTTGTATCTGTGTCTCTGGTAAATCTGCGCCGTTATTTTTTAAGATTGTAGTAGCCATTGGAGTAGCTGCAGATACCGCGGCTGCTCTTTGTATATCGTAAGCAGCTTTAATAGTAGTGCTTGCAGACTGTAATACACCCGGTAGTAAAGATTGGAAAGTTACGAGCGAGCCAATTCCGCCCATAGGTACTAAATTTCCATCAAGAAAATAATCTTTTACCTCAGTACCGTATTGGTTAGTAGTGTATGTAACACGATTATTAGCAACCCACTCAAAGCCGCTAGGCCGTCCGTCATCTGCATACAAAGAATTTACGACCCAGTAACTTATTCCATAAAATATGAGCGAGTCCACCGTAGCCGAAATAGTAACGCTGCGCGGTTGCCGCTGATCGGGTTGCTCTAACCATACGGGAGATCCTAATTTTTCACCCGTTGATTTTTTATAAAGTGCAAGGTCGATTGAGGAGATAACTCCCGCAATTAAATTACGGCAACGTGCAACGCTAGCTACCTGCAGTGCGAAATTTCGATCTATACCTACGCCGTTATAACCAAAAGTAGAGCCCGTATTAAACGAGCCGTAGCCGTATGTAGTATCCATAACGGCCGGGGCATACTGAGCCTCGACGGGCTGCTTAGCAGTCCTGAAGCCTAGAGTTTGTAATAGTCCCATAGTCTCCATTTTCCCATATAGTCAAGGATAAATACGGCTCTGTATCGCGTGTCTAAACGTATACTTTAGCCTCACCTAGAGGCTGAGTAAGTACGTGAACGACCATACTCAACCCGATAGCAATATCTACGGGCCCGGCCGATTTTCTCCGAATAATACGCCAGCTTGCATCGCTTTCTTTAGCTGCGCAATTTGCCATAGAGGTAACGAGTGACTCTTGGCCGGAGTGCACGAGTCTACGGTTGGACAAAGCCTCGTATAGATCACCGCTAGCCTGATAACCCTTAGTTCCTGATATGTCGAGGATCTGGATACCGTTTACTTCAAGCCTTTTAGCTATAGAGGCGGTCGTATATTTGTCGTAAGCGACTTGTCTAGGGTAGTAAATCTTGGCCCACTTAGCGATCGTGTTAGCTACAAAGAGCTCATCTATGGACACGTCGGAGTGAAATATCTCTAGAACGGCTACGCCTATCCGGCCGTCCTCAAGGACTTGGCCCATTACAAGCGACCCGTCTCTACGGCTCGGTGCCACGTCAAAAGCAAAAATAGTAAGAGGCCCGGGCACTAGCTTGAGGTCTTTGTCGCCTGCCTCCTCTACCGAGAGGTGCGGCCACGGTGACGAGGTGCTGCTAATCCACATACAAAGTAGCTCAGTTTTTGTAGTCTCTACCGGCTGAGTCGCTACCGCCTCCTCAAGAGCTGCCTCGGTGACGGTGTAGCCGAGTGCCGGGTTTGCCATAGCCCACGCGGCGCGATCGTTAATCTTGGCAAAAGGTGGAGCCGAGTACTCGTAAAAGCCAAAAGTCGCAGGAGGATTAGAAAGAGCTCTCTCGCGTAAATCATTGAGTACGGTACTAAAACTATCGCCGGCGTTACTGGTGAGTAGGGTTTGAGCATTAGGTCTAGCGCGTGTAGTTGGAGTAGCTGCGCGGTAGCCCTCCTCGCTGATCTCGCGGATCTCATCGACGTATAAAAACGAGGCGCTACGTCCTCTGGAACCGTCGCGAGTTGCCGCTACTACATCGAGCCGGTGCCCGTTTTTAAGCTCGATAGACTCGGTACCATTGGCGTACCGGATCTGTTTAACCTGCCGGCTGAGATCATCGGACCCCTCTATCGCGTAGCAAACCTGCCTAAAAGTGTCTAAAGCCATAGATCGGTTAGAGCTCATCATAAGAACGTTAGGGCTATCAAATAAAAACAAATGGCCGAGCATCATCATACGAGCAAGGTGCGTTTTACCTTGTTGCCGGGCACAAAGTACGAGGTTAGTTTTACGGATAAATAAATTATCCTCAGACACGGCGGTCATATCTCGAATTACAAAATCCTGCCAAGGTAAAAGCGGTAGTCCGATACTCTCGGCCAGCTGCGCTATCTCATCGCCGCGGTTAGGGCCCTTAATGTAGGGACTATGTAAACGAGGCTCAGTAGCCCCCATACGGGCCGTACTCGTGTCGCTCATATCCCTATCAGTCCTGCTCAATCTGGCCCACACAGGGACCGCTAGGGACTGTACCAGTGGTCATCGGGGAGGTATAGGTCGGTAAGGCAGGGGGGGTAGAAAGGCGTGCTAAAAAAAGGCCCTGTGAGCGTGATCCTTTAGAGCTATTGCATCGCTTGCAACACGCGACCATATTCTCAAGGCTCATAGGATCTCCACCGGCTTTGATGCTTTGTATGTGATCCACCGTATGAGCATCTTGCCCACAGTAATAGCACACGTATCCGTCTCGAGCGAGCACGACTAAACGTATTTTTTTGTAGTCTTTACTGACTCGAGGATCTTGCTTACCTCGCACCATTAGTAGTGACCAGTCCTCTTATGATATGACCACGCTTTACATACGCTGCCGTACCGGTGATCTATGTACTTAAGTCCTAAATCTATCTGAGTATATGGATCCTTAGCTTTAAGCTTAAGCAGCTGAGGTATCCCGTAAGCAGTGGATTTAGGGTTATTTGCTCGAGGATCCCACTTACTCTCTTTATTCCATAGCAGTACTAAGCATTGGTACTCATTAGCATTATGTAGCTTTATATGTGCATAAAGTTTGTAGTTATTAACATCTCTTGCAGTATTAACCGCCACCGCATTAGGGCTATTGACAAATAGTAATAGCCCGCCTATAAGCACCAGACTTCGCATACGAGCTACCCGCATCAGCGGCTCTACTGCGAGTATGGATGCTAGCGCACGTGTCAAGTTACCCGCGAGTATGTGGATAACTTGAGCGTAATTAGAGCGTGTCCTCCACACCTTATACCTACCTGTGAATAACCCCTGTGGATAACTATTATTCATAGTGATACTCCATAATCCAGCTTATAAGCTAAATCGGCTATAGCCTGAGATACCGCACCAGAACCATTAAAAATATCTGTAACTTCATCGCCAGCTTGATAGCCCATAGCATCGAGCACCCACTCAGTCCACGCTGAGGGCTTAGCTCCAATAAAGCCATTTTGAGGAGGATTCATAATCGCGTGATCTTTCATCGCTTTACCTTTACCGTGTCCTCGGCGCTCTTTTGGCACTTTTACGATAACCGGCTCCCACGTAGTAGCTATCCGATTACCGCTAGGTACGGCGATAGGTTTTATCCACGCCATTACACGAATACCGTTACGCGAGTCGGTCTCGATTACGCTCAAATAGGTGCTTAGGCTATGTACGGTTAAAGCTATGGCGTAGCCGTCATAATTGTTTTCGAGCTCATTAACCATATTTATATGAGTTTCGGGTAAATCCCATAAATACGCTTCTGGATGTTCATCGGCTTTACCAGCTCCATAACCCTCGCCGCAGCCCTCTTTACCGTACCAGCGAGCAGCTCTACCCAAATATGGAGGATCTGCTATCGCTAACTTCATTGAGGCTCCTCGACCATACATACGCCAATTACCCCACACTTCGTACACTGCAAGGTTTTAATGTATGGCGGTAAGTTATCGGTAATGATGCGTTCAATCTGATCTGTAACCTTTTTACACGGTCTGCACTCATACTTATATATATTCATCCTCGGCAGTCCTCACATAACCATAAGAGTACGGTGCCCGATATGTCTATTACCTTAAAGCCAAAATCGCCTGACTTTAGCTCGTGGCAACCGTCGCACCTTTCAGCCGGTGCGCTAGTTACATCGCCATTTTCACGTATCGTGGTAATTACGCCGTTTTTTATAAACGTCATTTCTCCCATTATAAAGCCACCGCCTCGTTGATATGTAATAGCGCTACCTCTTTATCGACCACTGGCCCGTTTTCTACGGTGTTAGAGGGTAAACGCTTAGTAGTCCAGCTAACCTTTATTTTGCGTAGGTTAAACGCGTATATGCCCTCAGGCGTTGAGTTAATGTAGAACGGCGTAAAGCCTAGCTCCTGAGCTCGTCCCATTATCGACTCGTACTTAACTTTCTCAAGTATAAGCTCGTCATAGTGAGTATGCCGGCATTTAAGCTCAATCGTAAGCCTATAGCCGTTACTGGTGGCATCTATGTACTCGTAGGTGTGCTCGGACTTCTCGAGATCCTCGAGGTATGTAGCCTTTATGTAGTCAAAAAGGCTCTGCTCGGTCATTGTTGGTTTTTCCATTTACCGTCACTGCCTACTACTTGCCAAATAGGGTCGCATTGTGTGTTTTTGTTATTTTGAGTGCATCGCCAAGCGGCCCATTTATTACCGGTTTTAGCGCTTGTGCCCTCAGCCCACACTCTTGTACCGTGTACGCATCGAGGAGGCTCAGCCGGTAGCTCACCGCCTAGCCCTTGTTGGATCTCAGCGATAGCCGTAGACATAGTAGGTATACCTTCATTAGCTGCATTAGTAGCCCACGGATCAGGCTCGGTATGAGCAGTTTCGACCTTTTGCATATCTTGTGCCGTAGGTCTGCCGCCTTCACTAGGCGTAAGCAAGCCAATAACTCTACCGTAGGCGCTTGTGAAAGTGTCCTCTATAAACCACTTTTTCATATTTTGCGGATATGTCGCAACGTTGCCAAAAGCGTAATCGACCGCGCTAGGTACTGAGTCCTCGTACTCTCGATAAGCCTCAGCTCTTACTAAGATCGTGCCCTTATCTAAGTTTATATCCTCAATAAAAGCGACTAAGCGACCGCTAGGGTACTCAGTCCTAAAGCGTTTAATCCGGCTATTTACATCCTCGTAGTTATCTAAAAAGCCCATTATCCTACCAAGCCTTTATCTTTGAGAGCTTGAGCTATAGCTCTACCCCTAAGGTATCCCTCGCTATGGCCCTCTCGGTATCCGAGTGTGTAGGCAGCTTTAATAAACGCTGCCATAATTGCCGTTACTGCTATGACTATTAAAAAGTCTGCACTGTTCATATATCGCCCTTTGTTAAGGCCGATTAGGCTACTACCCGAGTAGCCCTCTCGGCGTGTGTAGTATCAGTATGAGCCCATAGACTGACATAAGGCAACTATTTACTGAGGCGTGTCTCGAGCAATATCTCGTATATCTTGTCGATCTTTATATCCATACGCTCTTGTTTAGCCTCGATATAGTCGATACGCCCCCTTAGGTTATGGCCGCCGTTACCGTCGGGTTTGAGCTCTGAAAGGTAATACTTTACAAAGTGTCGGATAAGCCCAGCTCCTAGCCCCAAAATAGTAAAGCTCCCCAAAGCTATACCAACTATGAGCTGAGCCTTTTCCATTACTTAGACCCTATACCTATCTGTTTTTCTGACGGTTGCAGTGCTTTTAGTAATGGCCCGATTAGCCCTGCGATAAACGCATTAGCTAATACTTTAGGATCCGTAATACCCGAAAGGTAAAGCGCTCCTACGCACGCTGCCGCTGAGCGTAAATAAGATTTACCGACGGCGATTAACTGCTCTTTCATTGTTACTCCTCAGTGCCCTTAAGGATTTGTCTAACTATAAACCTAAACTTTCGATTAAGGCTTTAGCCTTAGTAGGTGTCACCTCTACCTCAAAGTGCATTTCGTCGGCTCGGCCCTTGTAATCGCCGCCCCATTTAAGCCCGTACTTTTTTGCTAGTGCTCGCAGCATTGGCACTTTTTCAGGTGGAAACGTGCCTACCTTGCCGAGCGGATGACGGGTAGCGTTAAGGTCTATAGCACTGCCCGAGCTATGGCACGAGAGGCGGTCGGTAGATCCGCGTACATTTCTAAACGCGTAGCCCCAGTCATCGAATACGCCCTCGTCGATCGGCTCGATCAGCTCGTGAAACTCAGCCGCAAAGGCGGCCAAAAGCGGGCCCACGCTTTCAGCGCACCTAAGCTTACGGCTCGTACCTTTTACAAGGTATGACGTAATTCTAATCTCGTCCGGATCTTTAGAGGCAGGATAGCCGTTATAACTCTTTAGCATTATGAGAATAGTAGAGCCGCCTCATCGGCAGTAATGCCGAGGCGACTAAGTAACTCGGCTTTGTCTACTGATCGCTGCGCTGCTAATAACTCTTGCTCGGCTTTTGCCTGAGCTAGTAATGCAGCTTGAGCCTCATACTCTGCTATTTCGGCTTGAGTGTAAGGTCTAATAATTTCCTCACCTGTAACTACATTTACGATCTTTTCGGTATATTGCATTATTTCACGCTCCATATACAAAGATAGTGCCGGCATCAAAATTACCAGAATTACATATAATTGAGACTGAGGAAATAGTAGAACTGCCTGAGTAAATACCACCGGCGAGAATTGCGTAGTTGTCTGAAGAACCGCCGCCTTGATCGCCTGACGAAATAGATTGTAAAACTTTAGGACCTGTTGAATTTGCTCCGTCTACAAACATATAACCAGAAACGGCTGCTGATGTACTATTTCCCATAACACCTAATCCAAAAGACGTACCTGTTCCTGAGTTCATCGCCCACTGGTCTTTAGAATATGCTGATCGCCCGTATGTCTGAAATCCGTAACTTGAATAATTACTACCACTATCCGAATTAAATCTGATAATAGGCTGCACGGATGCAACTGTAGACGACGCATTTTCTATAATAATCATTAAAGAATTTTTACCACTGATACCTGAAATTGTAACCGTAGTACCTGTTAATGAGGTACCGCCGCTATTTATCAAAGTATAACTCTTAGCTCCACCGCCTGCCGTGGCCCATTTAAGTCCAGTAGCCTCGGCTGAGTCTGCCGTAAGTACTTGTCCATTTGTACCGACCGCTAGACGAGAGACTGTATCGGCTGCAGTAGCCGCAATTAGATCACCCTTAGCATCGACTATAGATTTAGCGACTGCGCCATTAGCGAGATCATAAGTAGTTTTAACTGCATTAGCCGTAGCTGCAAGAGTAGTAGAGGTACTAGAGGTAGAGTCTGATAATTGCACTGCGCCAAGATTTGACGTAGTACCGCTGAGGATACCTACGGTGACGGTACCTGAGGTACCTCCTCCAGTAAGAGGGCTAGTTACTGTAACGCCTGTAATATCGCCTGCAGCATCGGTAACCCAAATAAAATCCATATCGGTATTAGAGTTTTTAGCTAAGACTTGGCCGCTTGTGCCGCCTTTAAGATCGAGTAGTGAGGCATCTATAGAATCACCTAGCGCCTCGATAGCGGTAGCTCCGTCTTTAACTAAGTCGGTGGACGTAGGTACGGGCCAGCCGAAATTAGGTGTAGTAGTTGCCATTACGTTAAACCTCCGAAAGCATTTTGCCAGATAAGAGTAGCATTTACCCCGGTCCATATTAGGGATCCCGGGCTAACTGTTGCCCACTGTGGCGCGACCAGTGAGAAATCTGTAGGGCTTAGCGTAAGGGTTAGATCGACATAACCCGGGGTAGCTTTAATAGCAAACCCTTCTACAAAGCCGTTAAACGAGCCGTTAAACATATTTATAGGTAGATCGTTAATAACTATAGGCTCGCCAAAAAACGCATCTATGAGCTTATCTCGCTCGGCATCGGGTAGCGCTGAGTTATCTAGCCTAAAGGTAATACTCTGTAGCTGCTCTCGAGGAATCGCTCGGAGCCCTAGCTCTCGGGTCATAAGGGTATTTACATCGGCTAGGTTATGGAGGTTAGTCGTAACGCTGCGCTGATAGCGGCCATAGTTAGCGATCGAGGTGGCATCGAGGGCCGTCGCTTGACTATTGTAATTAGTCCCATAGTTAAATACTAAAGAGTTACGGATTTTGCCTATCTGTAGGATCGTCTTAACCGTAGAGGGTATAGCGTAGTTAGCTGATAAAGTCGTATAGCCATTAGCTGAAAGATAGGCGGTGCGGTGGTCTGTATCGGCGTAGCAGACTCGCCCCGCCTTGTCCTCGTATATCTGGCCTTGTGCGCTTTGTGCTATCTGAGCGCATAGGTTATAGCTGCTAGCAGGATCAGCGGAGCGAGCTATCATCTCGTATAGGCCCGGCTGATCTATCTCGCCAAGCCCTACGTTTTCTGCATTAGCCCACGTAGTCGTAGGGTCGTAGTTATACCACTGTAAAGCAGGTGCAACCTCAAACCAAGAGTTAATAAGCAGCTCGTTAAGTATGTCGTATATCTGATCGCCGTCGTAATCCTTGGCCAAGGCATCGGGGAAAAGGGCTTTAGTAAGCTTGGCTAGAGATCCTACCGCCAATATATTACCGATTGTTATAAACCCTGTCTCCTCAGGCGAGCGCACCGAAATACCAAAATCGGATACTTCGCCGCCAAAAACGGGTACATACGCGCCGGCACTATTCTTAAGCTCGAGGGTAAGGGCATCGGTTACGTCAATATCAAAAGGCGTGTTAGTAAGGTTAATAATTTCCATACGGGCGTAGCCTGCGTTGCACTGTAAATCTATGTCATCTCGGCCCGTAGCCATATTTACCGCTAACACGTTATCGTAAACGGTAGTGCCTACCGTGATCCTCCACTCAGGTAGCCAAGTGCTCATAGTATGTAGTTACCTGAGCCTCGGTTAGTAGAGGTGCCTCGATAGCTTGATTGGTTAAGTAGATCCTCAACGGCTCTAGCAATAGCCTCAGGATCACCAATACCCGTATTAACGGTTAGCTCTATGCTCTGACCGGGGAAACCTTGAGTAGGGTTATATCCGTACGTAGGTGCCGTATCTGTAAGTGTAGGCATTTGAGATAAAGTCGGTAGTACGCCCGCGATGACTCCTGCAGCTAAACCGCCAAGAGGTCCATTTTGTGTAAAGCTTGTCGTGCGAAACGTACCGCCGCCGCCTCCACCTCCACCTCCACCGCCAGTACCGTTTAGTGCATTTTGGTATTCCTTAAGAGCTGCTAGGCGCTGATCGTCTGCCGCCTTTTGAGCTATAGCTACGCGGTCAATCATTGAAAGTTCGCTCGACTCGAGTAAAAGGTTAGCCGTAGCAGCTGCGCTATAGGTTTTACTAATAGCCGCTAAGCGGGCTATCTCTGTAAGTTGGATTTGTACGCGCTCGTTATAGGACTCTTTAGTAGCTAAGGTACCTGCAGCCGTTATAGCAGCGTTATATTTCTTAAACGCCTCCTCGCGTGCAAGCTCTTTATCCACTTCGGCCATACGGCTACTGTTAATAACCTTTAACTCTGTAAGTAGCTGAGTATTAAGAGATCCGAGCGTAGCGTTACTAATATCGGTTACGCCGGCTAAACGTTGCATATCCGCGTTTTTCTGAAAGGCTGCAAGCTCTCCTATTTTCTTTAGAGCTGCGTCGCCTTTGTCCTCCTCGATCAACATAAGAGCCTCTAGGCGTAGTTTTGTCTCTTTGTCGTAGGTAGCCTGTAGAGCTGCAGCGATTGAGATACGAGTACTATCAAAAACGGCAGCGGCTTTAGTTAGGGCTATTTTTTGTTTATCTAATTTAGCGCCTTTTAACTTTTCAGCTGCTAATTGCTTTTCGCGTTTAGCTGCATCATCGGCAGCCTTTTTACGCGCGGCCTCCTCGGCCGGCGTTGGATAAATACCTACTGCCATAGAGCCGTAATAACCCTGTGTAGGTATAGTCCGAGCAGCCGTAAACTCTTTACCGGCCTTACTTAACTCGTCTATACCTTTTTTTATAACGCTAAAAGAACTTATAATAGGAGACGAAAACGCGGCAAGCTGACCGGCTTTACCGCCGCCGCTGCTCATACCGGGAATCTTATTTAGTTTATCTATAAGTACACCGGCACCTATAATCGCATCGCCTATGTATGTACCAAAATCTTGCATAGAGTCCGCTAGAGGTTGGACAGTATTACCCTCGCCGGCAAGTAATTGTAAAGCGGTTACTAGGCCCTTACCGATACTTTCTTTAGCCTCACCAGCTGCAGTATTAAGTAGCTCAAGCTGCCCAGCGTAGGTAGCAAGATAGGCTGCATTAGCGCCGCTAAATTGTGAGGTAAGTTTTTCTTGTACTTTAGAAAAACTCATACTTGTTAGCTCAGCGTTAGTAAGTCCTAGAGAGTATTTTTTTAAGCCCTTAGTATTACCTACGTATGCCGCACTTAAATCGGCTACGACCGTCCCGTACTCGACCCCACTACCGCGACTTATATCTAACGCTTGTGTAAGTAACTCTTGAGATTTAGTAACTGAGCCTGTAGTCTGTAAAAGTTTTTGCATCGACGGCCTTAAAACGTCATCGGCCACACCTGAGGCAGCGCTTAACTCCGATATAAAGCGCTCGATCTTAGGAGTCTCAAAGGCTAACCCGAGATTTTTAACCGACTGAGCAAGCTGCGAGGCTGCTTTCTCATCGGCTATAAAAGCTTTAGCGGCCTCTTTACCAAACTTCACGATAGCCTGAACACTAAAAGCGGCGGCAAGAGCTCCACCGGCTTTTTTTGCGCTTTTCTCAAAAGCCGAGATTTGTTTACTGCCCTTACTTAAGGCTTTACCGTCAAAAGTAGTTACGGCGCTTACGACTAAGCTAGGTATATTTAGCGCCATTATGCAGCCTTAGCGTAGCGGCCCTTATTAAAAGCCTCTACCGTTTTCTCGATCGCTCGTATAACCGCGGCTTGAGCCTTGCCTTGATCCTCGGCCCACGCTCTAAAGATCATACGACCGCGCTCCTCGCGCTTATCGCCATATAGAGGGCCCATACGACTAACAAAGTGCGCACCGGCTCCCGGGTTATTAGATCGACTCGTAGAGGATCCTCCGGGATTAGCTCGGCCTGCAGTCTCATAGATCGCGCCTGCAGCTGACTTATTAGCTACATAGTACAAAGCCCGCCAGCCGTTTTTATTTTTTGATCCGGCAGGCTGTGCATAATAAATACCCTTTTTTACGGTGTTATAGTCATAAAGAGGAAAAAGGCGTACACGCCCCTCAGTATTAAAAGTCCTAAAGGCTGAGTTTTTAGCGGTAATAGTTTTACCTACCGAGTTCTCATTCCAGCCGTAAAGGTTATCCGGCTGAGGTGAGGGAGCGTAGCCTCTGGCCTTGTCACGAATAGGGATCATAACCGCTTTGATTTCCGCGTTCATCTCTTTAAGTAACTCGGGATCTACTTTACGGATAGCCTTTAGAGTGCTCTTAACGCCTTTTACTTCTATTGGCATTTTGCTCGGCCTCCTTAGCTTGATCGTTTAATACTTGTATTAGCATCTTGTACATCTCTGTATCAAGATCGAGTATCGACTGAGGCGAGATCCCTAGCCTAATAGATAGCTGCGCTACCTGATAGGTAAGGGAGTCCCGCCCTAGTCTAAAGGTTCGTCGTCGAGTACCTCGACCTCTGAAAGTGTATCTAAAAACTCTGGCCCATAACTTTTTACGGTTTCGCCAGACGTTCTAATACATTCCCAAGCCAGCCAGTAGAGGTCCGACTGTTTCTCGTCCTCCCTAAAGGCTTTTCTAAAACCTTTTTTTGCGTAAAGCTCAAAGGCCACCTCAATACGCGGCGTGATTTGATGCTCTGTTACCTCGCCGGTAGCCCTTTTGATTTTGAGTCGTGCCATTTGTTGCCCCTTTGTTAGTTGGTTATGGAGTTACGTCTACTACAATTACTGAGTTACAAGTAAACGTAATCGACTGGCTACTTATGTCTCCGGTCGCGCCGTTAATGTCGGTAGTGTTGTTTACCAAAATCGTGCTCTGGTATTCAGGATTGGTCGTAGAAACTGCCGCGCTTGTCTGCTTAAGCGTGATAGGCACTGTAGTACCCCACGCCGCTTGCAGTGCAGCTCTTACCGCGCCTTGACCGCTTGCCGCATTATCATTAAGAAAATCGAGAGTAATCGTAGAGGTCTCAAGTCCCTTAGCATATTTGCGAGCATTGTCGCCCATAGCGGTAACTTCGAGCTCCTCAAATACTCGGTTAATGGTTGCACTTGTTACGTGATCTGAGAGGTCTACCGAGTTAAGGGTTACGACCACTCCATTACTTAAGAATATGGCCATTTGCCTATTCCTCGCTCTCTGTAGTTGGTGTTGGTTTTTCTTTTGCTACTTTAATCGGTGCAGACTCATCTACGATCTGCCCGATCTTTCGCAAAAACTTTAGATCATCCTCTGTATATGCCATTTGTTAGCTCCAGCTCGTTAGTACGGATATGTCAAAGCTAGCCGTAAGTAGATCCCCACTTTGTACGCTGAGTACTGTAGGAGCCGACATACTGCCAACGTTCATTACGATAGTTGAGGCGGCTAGTTTATTAAATACTGCTACCGCTAAAGTCTCTATACCGTTTAGGTTGCCTTGGTTATCAAACATAGGCACCGTCATAATTATTTTTAAGTTCGCTAAAGGCGAGATAGTGTTATAAGTATTATTATTAGGAGTTATGTAAGGATCTGCCGGAGCGACGATAACGCTATTAGCCGTGATCGTAGGCGGTGGAAAACTGTAGGTATTCCACGCGCTTGCGTTAGCTAAAGCGGTAGCTAGATTAGCTCGTAGGGTCGTAATCGCGGCAGGCATCCTTAACCCACCATACTATTAGGATTTTGGTAGCCGCTTATGAGTCCTCTAATTTTGCCAATCATTGAGTTACCCATACGGTAAGGGCTAGGACTAAAGCCGTCGATCGTTACGCCGCCAGTCTGACTAACCTGTCTCGCTTGGAAAATATCTACTGCAAGGATCATCGCTGCCTCACGGATAGCCGGAGTCGTAGCGTATGAGTTAGTTTTTGTATCTGCTCCTACGGCTGAGCCATAAGGCAATACGCGTTGGAAATTCACATTAGCGGCAGTTTTAGCAAACTGGATAAAGCTATAACCGGCAGGCCAATTAAAACTGTAAGGATTTATAACAAGGCTAGGGATCTGAGTAACCGTACCAGCGCTCCACGGGATCGTACCGGTAATCGTGTAGGTGCCGTTAAAAGTTGAGCCGCATCCACTCAAGGTTACGCTCTGGCCCGTAGTAAAGGTCATAGGGTTAGCGATCATCGCAGTAGCTACGTTATTTTGTAGCGTTACACCTACAACCGGAGCTGAGGCAAACCATAAAAACTGATTGAGTAGATCCTGAGCGGTCTGGCAACACGTCTCGACTATATCGCTTGAGTAAAGATTTTCAATTCCAAGATTAGCGCGTAGCTCAGCCTCGGTGACGTATGTAGCCGGCATCTTTACTCCTATCTTAAAAGAGGCCGGTAGGGCTCAAAGGGCTAAGAGCCCTACCGACTATTAGTTTTTTTGCTTAGTTAAGATTAAACTTAACAATACCCTTAGGCATTTTCGCAATAGTGGCCATATAACCATAGATAGCTACCTGCACTTGCAGATTAGATACTACGTTTACTGACATATAAGCCTGAGGGCTCTGGTAAACGGTAAACGCCTCTGGTGCAAGGATTACCGCTGAGTCGTCGATAGTCGTAGTCGCCGTAAAGTTCTTGTCTACGTATAGATCAAGTCCTAGTACGTTGCCTCGGATAGATCCGGGCCCTACATTACCGCCGTTATTCATTGGATTACTGGCCGAATAAATTGGTCGCCCGGTGGTATCGGTGCTTTGCATAAGTAGCTGCCACTGTGAACCATTAGCAATATAGTTATTAGCAAAATAACCCGTAGCCTCGTAAACCTTACGAGCTGAGTCGGAGGCAAACTCGATAATACCGGCTGAGTCTGCATCGCATCCTGAGCTATATTGACCAGCTGCGATTAGAGCAGCTAGTACTGTGGTGTCGATTGTCTTAAGGTAAGCATTTTGCAGCTGATTAGTGAGCTCGGCATAAAAATTAGGATCTGAGCGCTCTAAGAGCTCTACGCTGATCGTATTCATACCTGAGTACTTAGATACTGTACCGGTCAAGTATGCAGTTTCCATACCTGTATTTTGTACGGCTCCTGCCTCAGCTTCGACCGTTACGACTGGCGCTACACCTGTACCGCCGCCTGCGGAGGTGACCAGTGAGGGCACGTTAATCGTCATACCACTAGCAGGTAAAACACCTCTACTACACGCGTCGATAGCAGGTGTGCCGAAACGTGTGTTAGTTGGAAACTCTGAGAGGTACTGAGTAGGGTTAAAAGCGGGGTTAGTGCTAAAGCTATCATCTGCAGCGGTTACCCATAGCTTAGAGTCATCGCTACCGAGTGCAGCTTTGATCTTGTGCTCTGTGTATGTCGCCATAGAGGTAATAGGTGTGCGGACTCGCTGAGAGTCAAGTACTGAGGGACGGATGATTTTACGAGCAGCCTCGACCTTTTCAGCCTCGACCGGTGTATCTACCGGGGTTTCCTCCGGTGTATTTTCAGGGGCAGTGGTCACGGCCTCCTCCATTTCTGTTTCTGTTTCTTTTTCGATCTCTACGATAGTCGTAGAAATAGTAGTGGTTTTTTCTTTTGTACTTGTCGCAGCCTCAAGCTCTGCACGTGCCGCCATAATTTCATCGACGGTTGCACTAGAAAAGGCGGCACTCTCGACAAGTGATACCTCTTTGAGGACTGCAGCCGTCACGAGCAAGTAATCTCCCATTGGCTTAGAGGCGGTTACATCTACCCCTACGGATAAGCCAGACACAAGATTTTCTTGCGCTAGTACGAGTGCATCTTGTCCCCGAGTGCTACTCGAAAGCTTAAAGGATCCATAAACGCCCGAGGTGGAGTCGCTAAAGCTGATAGCTCGCCCTACTGGTTTATCTTGTTGATGCTGCGATAGTAATTTTATGGCTCCTGCATCGGGAATAGCGATCGAGCCGCGCTCGAACACTACCGGCCCCGCGCTTGTGTGTCCGACCTCGCCATATGGTGCGACGAGGCCAGATACAATACGGCGCTCTGTATCGGCTGCTTGGATCTCTTGACTAAACGTTAGTAGCACTTGCATCTCCTAGCGGTGTGAGTTGCTCCATAGATCGAGCTTGGTCTACATC